TCTATCATCAGCCTGAGAAGCTCTATATCTTACATGTAAGAAAGGTCTTCTAATGTTTGTTCCAAGTAATTGATCGTATACTGTAGAAGTTCCCGCAGGAATTAATACACCATCGATGTTATCACCGTTAACAAAGTTTGAAGAACCACCTCTTGTAGAAGCGTCGTTTAAGTATTTCCACGATGTTTTGTAGAAATCATATGAACCTCTTCTGAAACCAGAGAATCCTAAGTTAAGCGCCATATCTTCAGAGTTTTCAAATACACCGTAAGATGTACCTCCAGCTCCGTAAGAATTTTGTTGTGCTAACATGTTATCAAATAGTAACTCAGTTTTTCTATCTAAGAAAAGCATGTTTTCTTCAATAGCTCCTTGAGTATCTAGGTTTTCTAACACAGCATCAAAATCCTGTAAAGATCCAGCATATCCAGAAAGTACATTACCACCATTGTTAATAGCTGAGAATAAACCTTCAGTACCTATTGTACCAGCAGGCGCAGCAGCAGCGGCAGGGAAACTAATGTTTCCAGCAATTGCAGCAGCTTGTACAGCATTTGCTAATTCACCTTCAATCATTGCCATTTCTAAATAATCTTCGAATCTCATTCTAGTTTCACCTTCAGCTTTTAGATACCATAAGTATCCAGAGTTACCATCTTCAGTAGCAACCTCAACCCAACCGATTTGAGCTGTATCAGAACCAGATACTGCATATCTGTCTCTAATGATAATTGGTTTGTTACTAAATGTAGTTAACTGAGGTTGAATAGATTGTGTAGCACCTGGTCCAGTAGAACCTTTTCCATATTCAGAACCGTATACAAATACTTTTAATACAGCACCTGTACCAGCAGCAGCAGCGTTAACAGCAGCTCTAGTATAAGGAAGTACATCAAAGTTTTGAGCACCACCAGCGTTACCACTAGCCGCACTACCTGAAGCTGTTACAATAGCTTTTACAGTAAACGATGGATCAGCAGGATCCATGATTACTACAGTCATGTTAGGAAAAATTGTGTTCACTTGGCCAGCAGCGATAGTAAGTCTATTACCACCGTTTGCACCTACAGCAGAACAAGCTACACCATCGTAAGAGATGTGTAATCTGTTTTGCTCAGACCAAATTACTTGATCAGACATCATTGGCATCTCAGCGCCAACCATTCTTAAGAAGCCACCTAACGTTCTGTTTCCATAACGCTCTACCTCTGCTTCATAAATTTCTGGTAGATATTGTTGTGCGAAGTCGTTTCCTCCACCACTGTTAAAGTTCAAGTAATTGCTTACAAGAGGTTGAGTGGTTAACGAAGGTAGTAAACTTCCAAATTGAGGACTTAATACACCCATAATAATTGTTTTTAATTGTTAAATTTACTTCGTTTAATTCTAAGTTTTGAACTATCTACACCGTCTATAGCTTTGACTTTAAGACCTCCTATGAAAATATCACCAGACGCTTGTCTAGCTTCAGTTGATGGATTTTTTGATCCCTCAACAATGTTTTTAATTCCATCAGATTTCCCTTGTTCATAAAAATGATTTACTATTTTATCTATATTCTGTGCAGCATACATAGCTTTGTGATAACCTCTCGTATCTTTAACATTTCCTTCATTGTCTAAGAACTTCTCGACGAAGTTGTTAATGTTGGATTGATTCTCGGCTACAGCATCTGGGTCTTTAACTCCGTATCTAAACTTTTTTTCTCCAACTTCGAAATCAAAACCTTTGAATTCATCGGAAAAATATTGAGTAGTATCGTTTTTAAATTTTGAATGCTGTTGCTTAGCTATTTCTTGTTCTTGATTGTAGCGGTTGAAAAAGTCCATAGCTTTTTTTTGCTCTTGTGTTACTCCGGGCCTCAACTTGATTTCTTCGTAATACTGTTGCTTTAATTGTTCTAAATGACTACGTGCTTCTGCAACTGCTTCTTTTTTAGCGAGTTTCCTTTTTCTGATGTCTCGCTCTTCATCAGTATCTTCATCAAACCTAAACTGATCTTCCATAACAAATGAAATTTCATCATCTGTAAGATGTGGTTTAGTATTTTTATAATATTCTTTTAATAAAGCATCTTCATTTACATTAGTGTAATCAGCATTTAACCTAACATAATCTTGAATATCACCACCAGTTTCTTCCATAAACTGAACTAGTTTTTCTACATTATCTGGTAATACAACTTTTTTAATAGGTTGTATATGCTCTTGTTCTACTTTATCTTCTTTTACTTCTTTTTTTAACTCTATTTCCTCTTTTACTTCTTGGATCGGAGAAATCCCTTCAGTAGTCTCGTTGGACTCTTGTACAGGTTCTCCCATCTCTGCGCTATCTCCGGATGGTTTTTCCACAGATACTTCCTTTGTTTCTCCGATTTGAATGGCATCTTCTTCAGGTTTTTTAGTTAAATCTACTTTTACAGGTTCTTCTGCTTTTACATTAGGATCTTTTGTAAGATCTACTTTTACAGGCTCCTCTTTAGTAGCATTGAATTTTTTTACTTTAGGTTTTGATTTCATTTTCATATCTCCACCTTCTGATTTGACTTCTTGAGTCACTTCAGGTTTTGTTTTTGTTTCTTCTGACATAATATAATATAATTAAATAATTAATACTTACACCAATGGCGGTGTTGTGTTTTGTTCAAAATTAATAGGTAAAGAATCATTTTGTCTTTGACTTATTAATTCACTTTGTTGAGTAGCTTCCATTTTAGATCTTCTATCTTTACGATCTTCTATTAAAGCTTCTTTTTGTCTCATACCATCAACCTCTAATCCTTTTAACTCCATATCGTATTGATGCTTTATTTGCATTTCTTGATATTTAAGATCAGCTTCTAACTGCATTCGTTGAATTTCCATCTGGTTTTTAGCTTGTTCATATTGAACATTAGCTGCTGAAATAGCTTCTTGTTTTTGAACTTCCGCTAAAGCAGTTTTTTCAACTGTTTCTGCTTTTGCAGCTTCTTGAGCCTGGATATTAGCTTGTTGATTTTGTTGTTCTTGAGTAATACGTTTTTTACGTTTTTGTTTTAAAACATCATTAGCTAGTTTAAGATTATTGATTTCTCTTATATCTATAGCATCTTCTAAATCAATTCCTCCTTGCTGTAAAGCCATTTGTATGTTTTGTTCTAACATAGCTTTTTCTTCATCTTCAGGTTCTAATTGTAAATAAATACCAAAATCATGTAAAGGTAATTTATCTATTTCTTTTAATGTTCCAACATTGTATACAGATATAGAACTTTTTAAAGAGTTTAATGTTAAAGGATACCTTAAAGAATCAGCTACTTTAAGAGAAATGTTTTCACATGTTCTTAATGTTAACCACAAACTTGCTTGCATAACGTGTCTAGTAGCAGTGTTAGAAGCGTTTACGGCCATTTTCTGTAATCCAACTAATGTATCTTTTTCTGGCATACTACCATCTCTAGCTTCATTTAATCCGGTCACGTCTCTTATCATTTGTAGATAATACTGATACGTACTAATTAAACTCTGTACTTTTCCTTGACCACTAGAAGTTGCTAGCTCTTGTATAGGAACTTTACCAGGATTCATATCTCCTTCCTGCGTTAATGATCTACCTACAATACTACCAGTTTGAAAATACATATTTAATGCTTCAGCTGGATTATAATTAGTACCATTTCCTAAATCAACCTCAGCTAATCCATCCATATCTAAAAATACACCATCTGGAACTAATCTAGATATAACTTGTTGTAATTTTAAATGCGTAAGTTGAATCATATCAGCAAACCCAGTTATTCTACTAACAATAGAATCAATACGTCCTTTATAAAGTCTTGGAGCACATACAGTATAACTCATTTCTACTTTTGTAGTATCAGCCATAGGTCTCGTCATATTTTCTGCAAGTTCCCATTGTATCATTTCACCGTTACCTATAACTTTAACACCTTTATATAATACTTCTATTTTTCTTTCTACTCTTTCAAAATTATCATTAACCGGAGGATTAAAAGTATCTGGTTTTTCTAAAGCTTTTTCTAAACCATATTCTGTTTGTTTTATTTTAAATACTTGAGTGTTATAAGTTTTGTATTCAAAAAATAAAACTTGCACAGTGTTTTGGTCATAAGTTTGCCAACCATATAAATTTTGACTTGTATAAGCTTTTGTTTGTTGTATTTTTGTTAGTTGTTCTTCAGTTAAATAAGGAAATTGCTTTGCTATTTCAGGTATAGTTAAGGGTTTAACTTCTCCCACATAATATATATCTTCAAAGTTTGGATCTTCTGTGTAAGAATATATTAAATTAGCAGGGTCAACATAATCTATAGTTATACCATTAGCTTTATTCCAACTAGTTTTAGCACAACCAATACCTAGTGTAACTAAATCATAATTGAATCTTTTCTTTACATTATCAAATTTGTTTTTCTTTAACGTATTATTTATAACTTCTTCTTCAGCTATTTCTATAGATTCTTTATAAGACAACTGCATGTGAAGATCTAATTCTTTTTCATCTTCTGGTAAACCATCTACATTTGGATTTTGATACAAATCAATACCTAATGTATTTTTTAATTCTTCTAAATAAGGCTTAGCCAACATATCTTGATATATAGCAGTAGCGTAATCTGTTCTTTTCTTTAAAGAAACAGGGTCTTGAGCAAAAGCTTTTATATCATAACTTTTGTTATTCATTCCATTTGATACAATATCAACAAACTTTGAAATAACGGGAACTGGTTTCCAATCTAAATTCATATAAGACATATCACCATTAATAGCTAATTCATCTTTATATTTCTGAACTGGTTGTTCTCCTCTTGCATATAACCTTAAAGTGTGGAATCTATTATATGAAGTAGCAAATCTAGTACCATTACCACCTTGTCTCCACCATTCACTTTCTATAGCTTGAGCTACTCTTCTTCCATAGTCTACGGAAGCTTTCTCAGCATCTGGTACAGTCTGGCTTGGAAAAGCGCTATTTGGATTTGCGTATGTATTCATTTATTTAATTATTTTTGACAACGTTCCTTTGTTATCATATTTTTTTATACCTAAATCAATTGGTTCTCTTTTTCTTCTGCTAACCGGTGCGTATCTATTTTTATTACACGCCATTATAGCAAGACCTGAACTAATAGAAGCATCATGAGAGGTTCTATTATTTATATCAAAAGAAGCCCAATCTTCTAATGTTCTTTGAAAATATAAATCTCCATAACTATCTCCATTAAAACCTATAGAGTTTTCTATATAAGACTCAATTGCTGCGGCATGAGCCTGTTTTATATCTTCACTTGAATTAGGTATACCACCTATTTCTTTTTCTGTTACTGACAACTTGTTCCAAACCTTATCTGGTCTGTTCATTGCAAAACCTCTATATCCTCTACGTTTAAAATGATATAACAATCTAGGTTTATTATTTTCTACAAGTATAGGCATTCCATAAAATATGCAAGCCATTAATACATCTTCAAAAAATATCTCAGCAGTTTGAGGTCTAGCTATATATTCTAAAAAGAAGTGATCAGCAGGAGCGTTTTCCATGCTAAATTTTGTTAATCCGTGTAAAGATCCATTAGATCCTCTTTTATCTACAGTACCTGATATATCATAAGGGTCACATCCAAATGCTCCCATGTGTTCATTACCAGCGTATTTAATACCATTTTTCTCAATATATCTATTTTGTAGATTAGCATCAGGTATCCAAGTTATAAAAAATCTACCTTGATTGCTTGGAGAAAAAATAATTCTTGTATCTTTTATACCATTTTGCCATAAAAAGTTACCCCGTGTTACAGCAGATTTATTATTAGAATCTTCATTAAAATCTATTTGTTGATATATCTTTGTTAGATTAAATAAAGATGATTTAGACTCATCCCTAAACGCGTGTTTAGTTGTTCTAGGAAATTGTCTATAAAATTCGTTTAAAGCGTCTTGATCATTTTTTAATCCTTCAACTTCGTTTTCCCAATACTCGATGACACCAAGATCGATAAATTCTCCTTGTGGTCCTGAGACTTCAGTAGTTGGGGTATCGAAGACAGGTAGGCCATAAGAATCAATGTATCCTTCGTAGTTCCATTCCATAGGTATGAACAAAGAATATAATCCCGAGCTAGTCTGTCCATTGCGGTTTCTTTTTGTAACATCTGAGCTATCATATAATTTTTTAAAGTTTCTACCTCCTTTGTCTAAAGCATTAGATGTTGATCCCATCATACACTTACCAATAATTCTACTACCTAATCTTAGAGTTGTTTTTGTAACCCGCCAGTTATTAAGAATATTATTTGGTTTTTCCCACTTACCACTTTCATCATGTACTAGTAGCTTAAGTTTCTCACCATCATAAGAGTTGTCACCTGTATTCTTCCAGTCAATAGTAGTATCTAATCCTTGTAAATCTATCGCTTCGCTTCCAGTTTCAATACTTCTTCTTGTGAACTTAGATGCAGGTACTCTATAAGCTAATTCGGTTTTAGGTCGATCCATACCATCTTGAATCGGTTTAAAGAAGAAAGGATAATTAACTGATATAGGAACAACCTT